CATGTTGTGAGTTCGTTGTCATTATCCACTGTGCCGTCCCGCTTTTCAAGCAGAGAATCGTCCATGTCGCCTTTTGTTGTGGTTACAAGCATATTGATCCTTATGAAATTCGCACAATTGCGCCGGAAGCGTCTGCGGCTGGGAAGGTGATTAAAAAAGTAGCATTGGCTGTAGTCTTATCCGCACCAAAGTCCAACACCGCAACAGACTTATTACCCTGCGTACTGTTGTAAATTAGAGCGCCGCGAGCCGTAATAGTTGAACTTGCCCAAGATGTATTGGAGAAACTAACAAACGCGGTGGGGATACTTGCGGTGTTGTTACCCGAGGTGGGGCTGGTCAAAATAACCAGCGTGTTGCCGCCCGCCGTGTAGCCAGTGCCAACCACTTCGTTGGCCGTTGTATATGCAGTTGTAGCGGGGCCGATATCCGATGCCGCTGTGTACAAGGCAATCTTAAAAGTGTCTGGCGTTGTTGGGCCAAAGTTATGAACCGCCTGAAGCAGTTCCACCTTAAAGCTTGTGGTGGCCGTTTGAAGAATACTCATGATACTGAAACCCTTGTTTGACCGTCGCGATAAGCATCACCACGTTGCTTGCCATCTGCAAGATTTTTATACAAAGCAATGGCTTGAACGTAGCGTTCATTGGCAATCGTAATCATATCGCCTTCGCCCTTCATGTAGACCAAAGCTTCACAAATAGTTCCATACAACAACACAGAATCAAAGTTATCGCCAAGCCATGTGGTTTGAGCCGTAACAATAGATTCAGGGTAGTAGTAGTAATGCAACTCTGCCATGTAAGACGCATTAGGCGTAGGGCCAACGATGAACGTCAATTCATTGATGTCGTTAGACTGCGGGCCAAACAAAGCATAGTGCTTTGGTTTTCCTTGCGTTGCCGGGTTTGGATATGCTTCACGCATGAAGTTCACATCCTTGTTCAACAAAAACAAGAAGTCGCCTGAACCGGAAGCTGGGTATATAGCCAAGCTATACACCGATAAGAAGTCTTGCGGGCATCCAAGATACTTGTTACCCGTGCTCAACGAGCCTGTCACGTTCTTCCGCAAATTAGCGGGCTGCGCAGTGTTATAGATGCGCTGCTCCGCCTGACGGATGAACACATCCATGTTGTCAGTTGGAAAAGAGTTCTCGCAGTAATCGTTTACTTGCGTGACAAGCTGCGTGTAGTTCATGCCATCGGGCCTCTTGACATGAAGCCTTTGGTAGCTGCACCTGCACCACGCATTTTGATACCAGTTGTCTTAGCTGCTGGTTGTGCACGGCGATAAACATTGCCTACAGCCATGTTGACCGTTCCAGCATCACTGTGATCGGGGCCAGAGCCGGGATTGTCAGAAGCTTTAACTTCCTTGCCAGTCATGGTGTGTGGCTTGGCATATACCTTTGCATCGCCAACTTCTTTGCCCATCATTTTTTTGCTGTATGTAGCCATGATTAGCCTCGTTTCTGTGCGGCAATTTTTGCCAAGTTACGACCCATAGTCTTCATGTTAGAGTTGGTTTTACCCTTACCCTTACCTTTTCCGCCCATCATTTCTTTTTGAGAAGGGCCGCTGGTAGGGAAAACTTGAACATCAGTTTTACCTTTTTTTGCAATGCCATCTGCTGATCGTGTGTATGCCATTTTAAGCTCCTATTTGTATCGTTACTGTACCAATTTGTACGGCCAATGCCAAGTAATTTGGCGTTAATAAATTATCATTTAACCGAGACCCGCCCACGGGATTCCAGCCCCACTGAATATCACGAGAACCACCTGAGTTGTACCCATTAACGTTTACACCCGAAGTTACATACGTTGTGTCCTTACGGGGGTTACGCAAAGCCTGTGGATCATCAACGGGGAATGTTCCTAACATCAATTGAGGCTGATCCGGATCCCAGCACTCCGGACAAACTAGTAGTTGATACTTACGCTGCTTAATGATTTCTGTCTTAAGCTTTTTAAGTTTAAACTGCTGCCCACAGCGATCACACATGGCAATCGCTATTTTGCCGGATGCAAACCTATTTCCCATTACGTACCACCAATAAACATCTGGCGGGGTACAAATCTCACAGCAGCCTTTTCTCGGTCTTCACCGGCTGCAATCTCAAATGTTTCATCATAAATTTGCTTGAGCATCTGAATGCGAGGCATTAACTCAGGCACTTTAATGGCAATATGGTACGCCAAACCTGCGGTCAAAGCAGGTAAGAAACGGAAGTTCATGTCTGCCGTCTCAGCACCTGCTCCGGCATCCTGTACGCGGCGCAGTCTCCAATAAACAAATTGATACGGTGTAGAGTTGTCCGGAGTCGGCCATACGGTTACTGCGGGCAGTTGAGGGACATATACGGCAGTGCTAACAATATGCGTAGTCGCAGTGGTATTGTTCTGCCCACGGAATACACCACCAAGCACATTCCCTGTGATGTAGGTGTAGTAGATGTCTTCTGCGTCTAAACGGATAAAACCTGACCCGGCCAACCCAACCACGGTATCAAGTGTAATTGTTGTGGCTGTGGCAGAAACAGCCACGGAAACAAGAGAGTCAGTCGGGTTAACTTCCCCCGAAAGGCGCTGAATCCACACCTGAATAGGTCGGGCTTGTTGAAGCTTGTTTGGAATGGTCGCGTACGTAGAAACACTAATGCGAGTGATTGTTAAATCAGCTTGAGTGGAGGCGGTGTTCTGCCCTGTGCGAATGACCTGCTCAAGCAGATCAATGGTGTCTGTGGGCAGGGCATACGTGGAAAGACCCGGAGTCAGGTTAATAAAACCCTGCTCCATCGTCCACATGTTGATGCCTTTGTTCTGCCACTCTATAGTCATAAGGTTCATTGACCTGCGTGCTGTACGCAAGTCATAACCTGAACGCATTTCCCGGCCAGCCCTCTCCCACGCTTCCTCGGCAATTTCCGTGAAGTCCATATTAAAGAGAGTTGAGCCGGTAGTGGTCATGTTTTAGCAGTCTTTGCAGATTGAACAAAAGCGTTGGCAGTAGGAGCACCTTTCTGTCCGGGCTTACGCATCTTTTCTTTGGAGCCAGCGGCTATCCGCTTGCGTTTGGCGTTAATGTTGGCATAAAGGCCAACAGGGCCGCCTTCAGCGTACTGCGTGAAGTCAGTATTATCCCGTCGGGCTTTACGCTTGCCGCTTGGCATTTTGCTAGGGGAAATAGCTCCCATTCCACGGCTTGCCATCATTTCAGCACTTTCCGCCGTAGTTCATTTTGACCATAGTGCCTTTGGTCTTGCCTTTAGTGGCACAACCATCTGCACGACGGGAAGCTGAACCCACAGAGCCACCACTCTTCATGCCTATAGCAGAACGAATGCGATCACTAACAGAACGTGTATCGGTTGGGCCGCTACCTGCACGGGCACGTTCACGACTCATCTTTGCGCGTTCTGCCAAAGACATCTTGGTCTCGTCAGTCTTAGCAGCAGCTTTACGAGCTTCTGATTTAGGAGCGGCTTTAGGGGCAGCTTTAGGGGCAGCTTTACGCATAGGTTTATCTTTAGGAATATCCATATTCCGAGCGCCAGTGCCAACTGATTGAGCAATATCCATTGCCTCGTCAGAAGCATTTGCCGCTTCTAATACATCGCCGCCTTCATCGTAATATTTGCGTTTCATGTTAACTCCTTAGCAGGCTCTGCCGCCTTTTTTCATTGCAATCATTGTGCCTTTGGTTTTACCCTTAGACGCAACACCATCTGGCGTTTTACCAGTTTTAACAGCACCCATCTTGGATGGGGCCATGCCGCCTTTAGCAAGCTTGGTCATAGCTGCGCCTTTGTGCAAGCGGCCTTCGTGTTTATTCACGGCCTTTTGCATCATCTTCTTGTCCATCTTTACATCTTCATGCTTCATATCGCCACCTTTAGAAAATTTACGGCCTTTATCAGCCTGATTAAACTCTTTGCCCACAGATTGTGGAACGCCTGCTTTCTTGGCAAACGCAGGATTGTGCGCTACTGCCGCCATGAAATCCCGTTGTTTTACGCTTGTACTTGGCATTACAGATACCTGCCTTTTGTCTTGCCGCGTTGCGCAATACCATCACCTCTGCGTGAGGCTGTGTTTGCCTTAGATTTTGCCGCAGATTTAACCTTGCCGCCACGTTTATATGCGTTTAAATCTTCATCTGCAAAAGTGTCTAACTGTTGCATCTTGGTATCAGAAGATTGAAAACTACGATCTTCTTCAGGAATTTCATCCCGACCTAGAAATGAATCTTTGACGTAATCTCTGGCTACGTCTTTAACAATACCTTTGGCAAAACCGGCAGGATTAACTACAGCGCCAATAGTATCTCTTGGCAACCCCAATGCATCTTCAGCTTTTGATGTGGCAAAATCTTTAGCCTTGCTAACAGCATAGGCTTTGGCAAGAGCTGGTATAAACGCTGCCATAATTAATCAACCTTTTTGGCGAATAAGCTGGTCAATTTTTTCTTCCAGCCGGTTAAAACGTTGATCAATGTGATCTGTAATTCTTTCAACTTCTGCTTGAGTAACGTTATCACGGGCAACCTCCTCGCGTGTTTTGTTCAACAGGATGCTGATGCGATTCAACTCCCTGAACTTCTCGTTCATCATGTAGCCAATCAATCCCACCACCAAAGATAGGACTGCTGACCATGCTGTGTTTAGATCTAACAATTCCAAGCCCTCAACGCATTATTGATGCGTGAATCCGGATCGTTTGCCGTCTTGGCACTCGTTAGCTTCTTTTCCATCCCGCCCATCCTC